GTTATTGAGCATGAAGCTCGCATGACGATCAGCATGGATGAAATGGGCATGGAAATAGAGATGCCAGAGCATGATGTTAAAATTGCTCGCTCTATTCCTCATGGCGATGTCTGCATAGAAAGCATCCCCCCAGAAGATTTCTTTGTAGATCGTAATGCTAGGTCTATGGATAGCTATTATATAGTTGGTCACAGCACTGAAATGACTGTTGGTCAATTGCTATCTATGGGCTTTAGTCTTGATGATTTGGCCGGTTTAGATGGATCTCAATACAGCACCACACAGGATGAGGCTGAGTTTGTGCGCAGGGGTTATACTATAGATGAGGCAGATGATGAAAACATCTCTGGCGCTTCTAAAAAAATCACAGTGACTAGCGCTTATATGGAGCTTGATATTGAGGGAACAGGTCAAGCCAAACTGTACCAGTTTCTTTGCGCCGGTACATCTCACAAGCTACTAAACTTTTATGAAGCTGATTATGCTCCATATGCCATATTTGAGTGTGATCCAGAGCCACACGCTTTCTTTGGCACATCTCTTGTGGATTTGGTTATGGACGATCAGGACGCCGCTACAGCGATGCTAAGAGGTGTTTTAGACAACGTGGCGCTAACGAACAACCCAGCGCTGCAAGTTGTAGAAGGACAGGCGGCGATTGACGATCTTTTAAATAATGAGATTGGCCGCATTATTAGAGTGAAGTCGCCTTCAGCGGTTACTGAAATGACAGTTCCTTTTACGGCGGGTCAAACTTTACCGGCTATGCAGTATTTTGACCAATTGGTTGATAATAAAACCGGCGTGAGCAAAATGGCGCAAGGTCTTGATCCAGATGTTTTGAAGTCAACAACTGCAACAGCAATTGCTGCATCTCAGGAAGGCCAAACAGGTCAGGCTGAAGTAATAGCTAGAAACTTTGCTGAAGGCGGTATGCGCCAAATGTTTAGGCTCATGCTTGATCTTATGGTCAAACACGCTGACGAAGAAGAAATGATGCGCCTTAATGGAAGCTTTGTGCCTGTCGATCCAAGATCGTGGGAAACGGAGATGGATCTTACCGTCAACGTAGGAATAGGCACTGGTCGCGAGAATGAGCGGGCAGCAGCGCTGCAACAGGCATTTGCTATACAGCAGCAAGTATATCAGACTTATGGCCCTCAGAACGGCATTGTGACGCTTACACAGCTACGCAACACAATGGCTGATATGCTTGCTCTGGGTGGCATTAGAAATGCTGACAGATACTTTATGCCAATGACGATGGAAATTGAGCAGCAAATGATGGCAATGGCTCAACAGCAGCAAGCTATGATGGCGCAGCAGCAGCAGCAAGATCCGAATGCTGCATTCTTGCAAACAGAGCAAATGAAAGCTCAAACAAAAGCGCAAGTTGACATGGTAAAAGCGCAGATGGATCAACAGTATAAAATGCACAAGCTTGGCATGGATGACGATCTTCAGCGTGATGAGATGGTGCAGGATCTTGCGATTAAGGTTGCGGAGATACTTGGTAAGTATGGAACAGCAGTTGACGTAGAGGGCGTGAAGCAAGAGCAAAACGCTATTCGTGAGCATAATGCGCAAATGATGGGAATGGTCGGTGGATATTGAAACAAGGGGCAAACGCTCACAATCTCTACTGCAAAATGATTGGTTTAGAGAAACCATAGAGGATTTGCGAGAACATCAAAAAAGTGTTTTCGCAAGTAGCGGGAAAGATGACGTATCTGAACGCGAAGAGGCACACGCAATCCTGCGGGCCTTAAATGCAATTGAGCATATACTGCAAGCCGATGTGGATGCAGTTAAGCTCCTTCAAAAGAAGGGAAAGCACCGTGGAAACGACTAACCCCATCAACGGCAATGACATAGGGGCTGTTGCCGAAAGTTTGATTATGGAAGCCCCAAATCCGCAAGAAGCTATAGAAGATGCTGTAGAGGTAACTGATGACGGTCAGCCCGAAACGGTGGAAGCTGAAGCTGAAGTTGTGGATGACACTGAGGTCAACGCCAGTGAAGAAAGCGTAGATGAGGAATACGAAGAGGCTGAAGAAAGCGCAGTTCAAGAGGAACCTGTTTATCGCGTCAGAGTAGATGGCGAAGAAAAAGAGGTAAACCTAGATGAACTTAAACGCGGGTACTCAGGGCAAAAGTATATCCAAAAGGGCATGGCTGAAGCTGCTGAAGCTAAAAAGCAAGTTGAGGAAGTAACTCAGAAAGTGACCCAAGAGCGTCAAATGCTTGCGCAGATGATGCAACAAATCCAGAATGGCGAAGTACCGCCTATGCCACAATATCCATCAGAGGAACTACGCGCTAGTGACCCTCTAGGCTATTTGGAAGCAGAGGCAGAATATCGCCGTGCCGTTGATAAGCGTAATGATTTTGACCGTAAGGCTCAATACGTTGCGCAGCAGCAGCGTCAACAAGAGGAACAGCAGCACAATCAGTATCTTGAACAACAGGCTATGCGCCTTGCGGAATGGATGCCTGAGTTCTCTGATCCAGAAAAGCGCTCTGTGTTTATCAAAGATATGTCAGTCAAAGCAAAGAAGCACTACGATCTTTCTAGCGAACAGATTTCTAGTGTGAAAACTGCTGAAGAAGTCATTATCTTAAACGATGCGTTGAAATGGCGTGAGTTACAGCAAACCAAAGCCAATGCCACTAAAAAGGCAGAGGGTGCGCGTCCTGTGGTCAAGCCAGCAGCAAAACGTGCGGCTAGTGCTGGAAAAGCATCAAAAGCTAAACAAGCTGAAGCGCAAATGCAGAAAAGAGGCACGATAGATGATGTTGCCAATTTTCTTCTTTCTTAAACTTTTGCAATGAAAGGACACAGCAATGGCTGTTACTGCAAACACCAACCAGACATATGATGTTACGACGATAAAAGAGGATTTGGCTAGCGCCATGGCCTCCATCAGTCCGACTGAAACTATTTTTATGTCTTCTATTGGAACCCGTAATGCTGAAAACACTTACTTCGAATGGAGTGAAGTTGATTTGGCGGCTACTGGTGCAAACCGGCAAATTGAAGGCGACAGTGGGTTGTCTAACTCAGCGCCGACTAATGCTGTTCGCAAAGGCAATTATACTCAAATTTCTGCCAAGGTTAGTGAGGTATCCTCAACTAATAACGCGGTGAATGGTGTTGCCAATGCGCAGACTGTAGCGAAGCAAGTAGCTTACAAATTGTCTGAACTGAAACGTGATATGGAAGCAATGCTTCTGGACAATGTTGCGGCTTCTGCTGGGGCATCTGGAACAGCGCGTCAAACTGCTGGTCTTCCTGCATTCTTAACCACAAACACTTCTCGCGGATCTGGCGGTGCAAACCCAACCACTTCTGGAACTGGTGAAAGTGGTTCACCGAATGCTGCTGCAACAGACGGTACGTTACGCCCATTAACGGAGTCACTCCTTAAAAGTGTGATAGCTGACTGCTGGAACAGCGGTGCAGAGCCATCAATCGTATTGTGTGGATCTGCGCAAAAGCAGAAAATCTCAACCTTCTCAGGAAACTCAACACGTTTCAAAGAAGCAGAAGATAGCAAGCTTAACGCTGCGATTGACGTTTACCAGAGTGATTTTGGTGAGCTACAAATCGTGCCAGCTAGACATATGCGCGTTCGCACAGTGTCAAGCGTAGCCTACACACCAGATGTGTTTGTTCTTGATCCAAACTATGCAGAGGTTGCTTACTTGCAAACTGCAAAGCAAGAAACCTTGGCGAAAACTGGTTTGTCAGAGCGCCGGTTAATTTCCTGCGAATATGGCTTACAAATTACTTCGCAAAAAGCACATGGTGTTATTGCTGACGTAAACGCCAGCTAAATCTAAGTGTGGGGGGCTGTAATGGCCCCTCGCATTAATTGAGGAGCCGGTCATGGAAATTCAAATCACAACTGACAGAAACCCTTGGGTCAATGACAAGAAGACCGAAAAGGGTGATATTGTTAAAGTTGAAAAATCTGATGGCGAGGTTATGATCGCTCTTGGGTTTGCTGTTGAGGTCAAGCCAAAGAAAAAAGCTAAGGCAAAAAAGAATGCAAAATAATATTCTGAATACCAAAATTTCTGCTGAAGATGACAAGGTTATTATAAGTAGATCACAAGATGTAAGCGCAATTTTAGACTATAACAAAGAAAAGCAGATAGAAGGTTACAACCGTAAATCTGACTTGCGTCACGTTACCTCAATTCCTTTTGTTGTTGTTGAAATCTGGCTAAAAGAAAGTGGTTTAAAAATCGGCTCGCGTGAGTTTGCTGAATATGTTAAAAAGAAATTGCTTTCTGGAGACTATAGCAAGCTGATGATACATGGTTATTAGGGCGCGAGTAATGAAGTTTATAGAAGATTACATGGGCTTTTTAATAGCTCTGGCAGGTGCTATAGCTGCTTCTGGCTGGTGGATCATTAACAATCTTCTTACGAGCAAGTCTCAAATCAAGCTTCTTGAGCAAAAAACAGACATGATGCATGAACTGTTAAAAGAAATGCGTGACGATCAAAAAGAGATGCGGCGCGATATTCAGAATTTAGCTGTCAAGTAAAATGTGATATAATTGGGCCATGATTTGCGCCCTTACATCTATTGCCTTTGGAATGTTTCCGCACGGGATCATGTATAAGGCTTGCCGGTATCGCTGCCCGCGCCCGTCATTCTACTATCATTACCCAAAAATATACAGAATACATCCTGATGCTAAATGCTTGGGATATATCATTGTGGGGCGAGATGCATGATTGATCCATTTACGGCTCTAGCTGCCGTTAAATCTGCGGTATCTGCGGGCAAGGAAATTGTGAACGTCACAAAACAAATTGGTGAGTTTTTTGATGGTGTGGATGATTTACGGGCAGCACATGAGAGGAAGAAGAACAGCCTTTTCTCTGGATCGGATGAAAATGCTATGGAGACTTTTGTTAATCTGCAAAGGGCAAAGGACGCAGAAGAAGAATTACGTCAGATCGTTATTGCCACCAGAGGCTTTTCCGCTTGGGGTGAATTGCAAGCAATAAGAGTTCAAGCAAGAAAAGACAGAAAGGCCAAGGCAGAGGCAGAAAGAAAGCGCAAAGCTAAGATGGTCGAGAAGATAATAATTTATGGTGGCGCGGTAATTATTGTTACGATCATGCTTGGAATAACGGTTGTTATTATCTTAGCGAAGCAGGGTCGCATTTAATGGCTGACGGTGTAAGCGGTATAGGAACTGCGCCATTTAACGTGCAGTCAGATATTCACCAGCAAACCAGAGCGCGTGAGCGCATAGAAACGCACTTAGCGGAACAGAGGGTGGAAAAAGAGCATAGGGCTAATCACAGCCACTTAGAGGCGCTCGCAAAGCAAAGATTTGATCTAAACGAAACTTATGATAGGTTTGGCCGCAAGACAAATGCAGATCGGCCACAAGGAACCAAAATTAACATAGAGGTTTGATATGTCAGCAAAGAAGCTAGAAGATCAAAGCAAATATGATGCTTATGATATGAATGATGATGGCATTGTTTCTGATGCGGAAATGGCAAGAGCCAAAGAAATCCGAGAAACAGAAGATTTACTGCGCAAGCACTTGGCACAGTTACGCATGGCGCGTTGGACTTTAATTGGTATGGGGGCATTCACGGCGGCTATGTTTGCGATGCCAGTGGATCGTATAGAGGCCCTCAGCGATATTTCTAATCTGTTCTACATTAGCGGGGCGGGCATTGTTGGCGCTTACATGGGAACCACAGCGTGGATGAGTAGGAAATGATTGACAAACTAATAGCACCCGTAACTGGTCTTTTAGACAAGTTCATTCCAGATGCCGACGAGAAAGCAAAACTCGCGCACGAGATTGCCACCATGTCATCTAAACACGCGCAAAGCTTGGCCCTCGCTCAGATACAAGTCAACGCAGCAGAAGCAGCAAGTGGATCAGCTTTTAAAGGTTCTTGGCGTCCTTTCATTGGCTGGGTCTGCGGGGTTGCTTTTGGTTGGCATTTTGTTGGTCAGCCTGTTGCCCTTTTTTTTGTAGCTTTAACGGGAACAGAAATCCCGCCGCTGCCAGAATTTGACATGGGAACGCTTCTAACTGTTCTGGGCGGCATGTTAGGAATTGGTGGTCTCAGGACATATGAAAAGCAGAAAGGCTTAACCAAATGAGAAAGATTAACGAGATTATA